CATTAGTTTAACTCCTTATCTCGTTTCATTTTTAAGTATTCAAGAAAATCAATAACATTAGACTCATCATCAAATTCTGCTACAGAACTTATGCTTAAATCTTTACTGCTTTTCTTTTTGTCTTCAGCAAATCCACGAAGACCCCATAGAAACGTTGAATGGGGGTCGCTTGTTGCCATTTTTATCATGCCTCTAGCTATTGTAGAACATAATTCATATTGCTCTGTAGTCATTTTAGATTTAGTATCCATTATGATACCACAGTGAAAACCTTTTTGCCAAGGACTTACTATTACCTTAACAGAATTTATATAATTTACTTTACTTTTTTTCATTAATACCAATACCTATCATAATTTTCTTTGTTATATTCAACAACTTTATATTCATAATTTCTTTTCATACTTTTTTTAGCAAAATCTTGTGCTTCTTTTTCTACACTAAATATAGTATTTGTAAACATTCTATAGTCCTTATCTTTTTTATTTTTAAATAACACAAAATATAACATCATATAGAGCAGGTGAAGAATAGACCCCTCAAACTATTCCCCACCAATCTCTACGGTATCATCTTTCTTTGGATTTGTTACTGAAGTGTACCAAACCCATTTAGGATTTTTACCTTTTGATTGCTGTTGTGGTAACAACTGCAACTTATCTCTTCCCCAACAAGGAAGTTTGTATGGGCAGTATGAACACACAAAGCCCAAAACTCTATTACCAGTAGGTTTACTTCTAAAAGTTTCTGCTATATCATCATAGCATCTTTTAAATGGTTTGTTATTTTTTATAGCTTTTATATTTTTTAAAGCAGATTCAATAGCTGTTTTTTTGTACTGTTCGTGCACAGATGGTGTCTCACATATAGTCCACTCACCTGTAGATTTATTAATAGCTATCCACCCACCGAAGTTTTTTTTCTGACTTTCGCTATATAGAAATCCCTGTGACGCATATCCAAAGGAATCATCCTTGATAACTTCCATAAAACCTCCTGCTTCACCAAACTTTTTTTCAAAGGAATAAGGTGATGCACTTTTAATATCCCATATTTTCTCATCGATCTCAACATCTTGCCTACCCTCAATTGAGTCTCCATTAAACTTGTATGTAACTTTTTTCTGCTCATTTTTAATATTTACTCCTGCTGATTTCATAACAAATATAGCTAGTGCTTCTATTAAATCTCCAAAAGTATTTCTCATTTTATTGTTGTAAGGTTGTCCCTCACCTTTAATACCTTTAGCTTCCATTTGTAATTGGCACAATGGCCTACCTACATTTGACATTCTTAATTCAAATTTAGTATTTCTTTCTTCTTGAAATTGTTTTAGCAAGGCGTTTTTACACGCCTCACCAAAATCCTCAACAAGTTTTTTATCTAACTTTGCTGGTTGTTTAGATATAGAATCTAAATATTTCTGTACCTTTAAAAGTATAGTATTCATTATGAAGCTAATACTTTTTCTGGTGCATCACCTACATCTTCAACTATTTCAGCATCTATTTTATCAGACACACTTGGTTGTTTTGATTTTGCAGTATTGTACAAATCAACCACTTCAGCATTTTCAATATCAATTGATTCTTGAAATACTTTTAATGTTTCCATATCTGTATCAGATAATTGTAGATTAGCATCTGCATTTACTGCTATCTCTGGCACATAAAAAACATTGCCTCCTTTTTTTTGCCTTTTAGTATCAAGAGAAAAAGTACAATTAAACATAAGTTTTTTTCTTTTTTTCAATTGATCTAGTGCTGATGTAACTGGAGAGAATGCTGTACCAGTTACTCTATAC